ATGTGATTGTGATTTTGAAAAAGGACCCGGCTGAAATTGTGCCGGGTTGGTGTTACTTTGTGTTGGGTAGTTTTGGTTCTGTTGTCATCACAAACAAACAATCAGGGTTACATTCCTTTGCATCACGGAAAATTCGTTCTGCCAGATGATCACTGCATGGTCTGCCTTTATCGTCGCAAGGAATAACGTTGAAAATTTCCCAAGGATGGAAACTTCCATCTCCTTTTGGTTCGGATCCCCAGATGAAATGTGAATAGGTCTTGGTGTTGGCTGCGTCCATGGGTTGTGATTGTGATTAAGGGGAAAAGACCACACTTGATGTGTGGCCGGGTTGAGAGTCGCGTCTGGCGACGCTTCGTGTTACTTTCGGGTGATCAATCTGTCGATGATTCGATGACACATAGACCGGATACATTCGTTCTGACCAATAGTTAGGCGGGCGATTGTGTCGGTGTTGGTGTCAATCAAACCATCAGATTGTGCGTCGTCAATGTAAGCAACACGGCTAGGCATGTCGGCGTACCATTGCAACAAAGAACCGTTATATATGTCAGTGATGTTGTCACTTATGCCAGCGACTAGGTCGTGGTGATCCATAAACTCATCGAGTGGAGCATCAACGTTCATCAGTGCATCAAGAATGCTTACGATGGTTTCGTAGCGCCAGTCATTGGGTAGCTCGTCATCGTGGAGGCTGTGAAGCCACTCCGTCAGGTCGTCAACGGATTGACGGGCTCGGTCGGTAAGACACCAATACAGCGTCCCGTCTTCTCGCTTGTCTTGTGTGAACGCTGCGCGGAGTGTTCCGGCAGTGATGAACCAGTTGATGGTGGTGGTCATGGCTTGATCTGACGACATTGGTTGTAGGTGAGCCCTGAACGTTCTTGGCATTGCTTAGCGCCTTGGTGGTCGGCGTACTGGGCAGCACCGAAGAACAGCAGGAACAGGGCTGAAAAGTAGAACGTGGCGAATCTCATGATCAGTAGCCCAGCCAGTTGAGGATGGTCTGACCGTCAAACCATTTGGCTTCGGGTGTGCTTTGGATGTACTCATCGACGTCTGTCCCGTGCTCTTTGAAGATTTGACTGACAGCCCAGCCAGGTGCAAAGCCTTCAGCGTCGCAGGTGTCGAGGAATGATTGTTCGTAGGTCATGGTGTTGATCGGCGTTGAGTGGTTGGTGTCTTGCCGATGACCCAATGATTGCCCCTGACCCTGGCCAAGCACAATGGTTCTTGTGACAGTTATCCAACCGGTTGGCCGGACAGATTGATTGGGATTGAGTCAGGAAATGAACACACGCGATCTATATATGCATTAGACACCATTTGTATCGGTTGATACCGTCCAACCCTGCGTCACTGCCTTTCACACAGGTACGCAAGACCCCAAAACCCTTGCTATCACTGGGCTGACATCACCACAAATACTGGACTGGACGTGTTTTTGGACGCAGAAACGAAAAAACGACCCCCCTGGGGGGTAACTGCGGACTTTCCTGCACGTGAATAGGCTTCAGAAATTTTTGTCATTTTCCAATGACTTTTTCTTAGCCCAACATTTAAGGCAGGTAACACTTTCAATCGGGTAATTCACATTGACAGGTACATCAACTAGACACTCTTTACATTTAATGATTTTAACTTGATCTAATTGAAAGTCCATAGCAATGATGTAGTAATGGTATGTATATTATATATGTTATATACCCCTAATATATGAATAATATCATAATCATCATCACTTAGAGATGATACGCATGATGAGAATTCAATCTCAGTTAAATTCACAACTAAACTATTAGTTAAACTCAAGTTAAAATCAAACCTAAACTAATTAGTTTAATTATATATTTAACCAAGATACTTACACAACCACAGAATGTCCAAAAAGGACATTAATAGGTTAAGTAAAGGGACTTGATTGTCTACTAGCACCGCAGGTGCGGTTGACAGTCGAGTCCCTTGTCTTCGGGAAGATCGAGTCCACCCTCTCGATCCCCCCTTATACATGTGGGCTTAGCGTGCGACAATTGAGACTCATGTTATACCAATGATTGTCAGCGGAGCAACTCTGCGATTTTACCGACGTTTCGTCCACGTATAACAACCATTTTGTCTAGCTTGTTGTCTTTGGTCTTTAGTGAGACCCAAAACGAGATGGTTAGCTGACCCTTGGGGGTCTTCAATGCTGGACCTAAGGAGGTCTTGCCATTCTTCACGTTTTCTTTGGTTGACAGCCTCTTGAGCCGAGATAGACATACAGTCAGTGAAGTATTTGACGCCTTGAGCCAAAGCATCAAGCCTGTCGTCATGCTTGACGGCACCTTTCTCACGACACATCCGGGACATCTGGTAGAAGAGCATATAGAGAAGTCTTTTTTCGGGTGCTTCGTCTTTGTTAGACGCGTAGTCCCAGTCAACGACTTGTTTGTCAACCACCAACCGGTGTTGGTTCATAACCGGTTCAAGGGCATCAATGATTCTGTCTTCTTTGCGTACGTTGGCACGGACCTCTTCAACGTCTATTGCTTGTTTAGTTTGTTGAAGGTGTTTTTTAAAGAGTTCCGCTACGATGCCATCACCAAAGTTTGTTTCAATAACAAGTTTGGATACATTGTATTTCTTACAGTGTCTTAGAATGTCCAAGAGTGTGTTGTCTGAGTATCCGTCTTTGTAAGCACACATTTGGTGCAAGTACAAGAAACCGTTTCGTTGGCTAATAAAAGCTGCTGCTGTCTCATCTGTGCCTCTACCCGACGGATCAACTGAGCAGATTGTTTCTTGGTAAGGGTGCCATTCTCCTTGAAGCTGCATTGGACTGTAGAAATAATCTCCAGGTAGACCAACTGTTGGGAGTTCTTTGATGACGTTACGGGGGTCTGAGCACCAGATGACGGAGTCAGGAGCAGATTTAGGATTAACAGAGGTGACCACAAGGTCAGCCATTTTAAGTGGGAATTTTTCACTGTCACTAAGGGAAGTGTCCAGCATAAACTGGAGAAGAAAGTTTGAACGTCCCATTGCGGCTTCACGTTCAATCAGGTCATCATCTGCAAAGCGATCTGGGTCTGTGACGTTCCAAGGTTCAGCACCGTTGTCAATATCGGCCACCAGCTGGGGCGCTAGGAGGCCTTCGTACTGGCTTACCTTCCTTGGGTACCTAGCAGGCCAAATGAAGGGCCTGTAGGACCTCTCAGCTAGCTTAGAATAGACAGTAAAGGATGTCTGTGGTGTACCAAGATAACAAATACGTGAATCTTCTTTTGGAGTAAGGATTGATTCTGCTTCAGTACATAGTTGTAGTAACTTTTCGCGCATCAATTCTGTGAGACTGTTGCCAGGAACCTCGATGTCATCCAGAATCATGAGGTCAGCACGGCTACCAGTAAGTTGACCAGTGATTCCCACTGATTTAACAGACGGAGCTTGGTGTGGGCTGCAATTAACATCGAAAGATATACGGGACCAACGGGCGTCATCAGATTTAGGACGCAGATGAGAAAGCCAAGGTGTTTCAATGATTAGTTTTTGTAAAAAGATAGACATGTTGTCAGCACGTTCTTTAGACGCACTAATAATCATTATCTTTTTTTCAGGGTTATTGAAAAGCGTCCACAGAACAAAGGCTCCAGTAATCCACGATTTTCCCACACCACGGAAAGCTTGTATCTGTAGACGTTTAGGTCCATGTTGAAGATAGTCTGCGATTGCATATTGAGCACGGGTAGGGGATGGAAGATCAAGCTGCTGCCACAGTGCTTGTAGGAACAGCTTGAAATCGTTCTGCAACGCCTCAAGCACGCCCATGGCGGGCGTTTGGACGTTGTTCATTTATTTGATTTTGGTTGTGTAAGTTTTACCTCGCCACACAAAGGTCTTCTTACCAGCTGCCCGTGCTTTAGCGAAAGCTTGGTCAAAGTTAGAAGCATTGGCTTTACGGCTAAGTTCTTTTTCTTTTGCTTTGTAGTCTTTGCCGCGGCTAGCCATGGGTTTACCGGTGCCTTTTTTAGAGGTTGGTTTTTTACGACTAGCGATGGCGTCAGCCACCAGGGAAGCAGCTGCAGCAACCTTTGCAGGGACATCAGACCTAGGATTGATTAGTGTGCCAACCTTTGCAGCAGTGCGGACTGTTTTACCACTAACTTTTGGAGGTCCACTGACAGTTTTAGTAGCAGGAGTATTGCGGCTACCGATCAGACCTTTAACAGCCCGGCTAGGACCCTGTTGTGGGGGAGTAGCGGGACCTTGTGCACCACGAGGGGCGCCAGTACGGGTACGCGTCACACCACGGCCACGGGTCACACGATCTTTAGAACCAGTGTCACGTGCAACTTGTGCAGCTTTGATGCGTTGTTTACGGCCGCGGCCATCATTACGGATAGGAGTCTTAGCGGTTTGACGACCGCGACGATTGTAAGTACGTTTTGCCATAATTAGAAAGGACGATTAAGAAGTTGCCATTTTTTGCCATTCCAGCGGTAAGTCTTGTTACCAACCTTTTTTGTGTCACCCTTTTTGTGTGTCAACTTAAGTGTTTTATCTACAGACTTTGCAAAATTTGTAAGAGCTTGTCCTACGTTTGTTTGGGTGCGTGTGCCACCTGAGTAACGGCGACGGCTACCTTTTACCTTTTTTGCTTCAGGTTTTTTAGCAGCGGGTTTGCTTTTTTGTGCACTCTTTTTGACGTTAGAACCGCCCATTTCCAACACAGCAGCACCCAGTTTTGACTTACGTGCAGCAGGCTTAGAAGGTTTAGGGGGAGCAGGTGGTTTTGCCGGTTTAGCCGCAGCTTTAGCCTTAGGCTTAGGGTTGGTTGGGTTGTCACCAGCAGCCTTCATAGCTTTGTATTGGTCAAAAATCTTTTTTTGAGCTTTAGTGGGGCTTTTCAGTTTAGACATGTTTGTCTTAGCCCAGGTGTACATAGCGCTTGACAACTTTTTACCACCAGAACTTGGTGGCTTACCTTGAGCCATGTTTGCCATTTTTCTGGCAGTTGCTTTTTCTTTTTGCGTAGCTTTTCCAAGACCAAAGTCTTTTTTATTTTGATAACGTGCCATCAATTAATGTGTGAAAGAATAAGAGTTTCTCTAAGTCGATTGATTCCAAATGTTTGTCTCATCCAAGACAACCAATTGGTACTTCCTTTTGCCTGATTACACTGTTTGCAGCTAGGTACGAGATTGCTTGTAATATCTTCACCACCAAAGGTTCTAGGGTGAACGTGATCCAAAGTAAGTTCGTGTAATTCATAAGTTTCTCCACAATAAACACATGTGCAGCCAAAGTGCTCTTTAATGCTGCGCCTCCAAAGGCGCTTTGCTTCAGAGGATGTCATGGTTATTAGATTTTGTAAGTAGTGGTCAGGCGTTGGAAGTAAGGGGGTCATTAGGCGTAGCGTTGCTTCAATCTTGGACGGCGGCGGTTAGCAGATGCATTCTCTGTTTTACCTTTGTTAGGTCCAGTGTGTGAAGCATCTTTACCGTCTCCGTTACCGTAAGTGCCAAGCTTGCGGTTAAGCTTGTTAGCAGCGGTACGAATCATGAGTCCTTTTTTAGTTTTGTTGTAGTCACCTTGCTGTTTTAGGCGTCGTTTGCGTGCAGCAGGGTTTTGTTTGTAGTACGTAGATGTATTCATCGGCCATGTAGCCTAGATTGTACAAGTTCAGGATCAACTTGTGGCATAATTGCTGCCAACTTGGACAATGCGTTGCTTTCCATTGCAACACCACTGATGTCGTTAGTTTTTAGCCAGTCACAGGCTGCTTTCAAGTCCTGTGTAGTAGCGTCACCAGACTTAATTCTGGCAAGAAACTCTTTAGTAACTAAATTATGCAGTTCATTAAATTGATCTTCAGTGGCTTTCTTTTTGTTAGCCATTTTTCATTACAATTTTGTCAATTTTAGTCTCGATACGGATCATGTGATCCTCAATTTTTTTGATTTCTGTTGTGAATTCATCCTTTGGAACGTAGCTAGTCGCTACGCGTAGTTCAAAGGTGTCTAAACGTCGGTCCATTTCTGTAATTCGTCCATATAGACGGTTTGTCAGGGCCACACCGGCACCGATTATTGCAACAGCAACCGGTACGGCTGCTTCAATCATTGTTTGTTAGCGATACAATGGGGACAATGTCGTGACAAAGAACTTCTACACGACTGCCAGGTCTAAAAGTAAACCCAGCTTTCATAATTTCTGTACATTTAAGGGCACGAACAAGTTCGTAATCAAGACGCATTTTCTGTTCGTGTTTCCGTGCAATAGCTTTGCAAGTTTCAATCATGCCACCATCAAGGGGTACAGCAAAATTCAGTTGCACACCAAAGTTATTACTACGGACATAGCCTGTAGATTGATAAGGAATGGTGTCGTTACCCATGTAAAATGGGCTGAACTGCATAGTACTACCGTTGCAACTATTGTTAGCTGCAAAGTATTGACGTGACGGTGCACCATTATTTTGGAATTGCACCGCTTGATTGGTCACATTGCCGGTTGCCGCGGCCACAGGGTTAGATGTGTTTTGAACCCTAGGGTCTTCTGCTAAGGCTGGTGTTCCTACTGCGAGAAGACCGACAAGGAAGTAGTATTTGTAACCTGTTGAATGGTTTCTGTGACTAGGCTGTCTTCGATCAGACCTGCATCCCGTGTCACAATCTCCAGTTGAAATTGTTCTCCGGCGTTGGTTACTGAATAGGTTGTTGAAGAATCTGAGATGTCCCCACTTGGGGTTACGTTGGTACCAGACCATGACTTGTAACTACCACCATAGATGTTAGTTTCGATTGTTCGATCGATGTCCACAGTGGTAGTCGTGGTGGCTTGCATACTACCCTGGGTAAAGTTAGGCGTGATTTGTTGAGCAGCTGCCGGGCTAGCCAGCATGAGTAATAGAATCAGACGTTTCATTCTTCTTTCTTTTTAGGCTCAGGAGGTTTGTTGTTTGCTTTGCTATTTGATGTTGTCAGGCCAAAAGTCGCAAGTGCACCAGTAAACACGCTAGCTACGAACGTGATGTCACCACCGCTTTGTCCTTTTTTAATCATAGGAAGATCCACATAATTAAGAGTGATAATAAAACCACTCCAGACCACAACACCAAGCCGTACAAAAGTACCTAAGATTTGAAGTTCATCTTCAGTATTTTCTTTGACTTTATCTAAGAAATTTCTGGGTTTTGGGTCTGTTTTGTCAGTTTTTTCCATGCTTGTTTAATGATAGGTTTTGAAACCATGACAATATATTTGAATAAAGACGTAGCTGTGAGGGTAGCAGCAACAGAAATAAAGGCTGTTGTTACAGCTGTCGTCATCACAATCGTCGATGGCATCGGTACTTCAAGATCAGTAAAAGGTACCTCAACTATCTGTGATTCTGGTATTTTTGGAAGTGTAGGTTCTGGTTTAACCGCTTCTTTTTGAGGCGGTTCATCTTTCGTGTTGATGCCCTTTATGCCCGGGGGTGGC